GGGCTGAAACTTAGCCATCTCCATCGCCTTAGCCGTATCAGACAGTTGACTCTGCCCAATAGAGCTTTGTACCTGTCCCATTGCGTTAGCTGCTTTTTGTTGCGCCTCCGCATAAGAGATTAACCCAGCATTGTAGTCAGCAAACGCTTGGTCTGCTACTGCACGTTGAGTCTCTGTGTCTAACCGAAGTTGCTCACGTACTCGTTTCTCTTCAGCTAACCTAGCCGCATCTGACGCAGCTTGTGAGGAAGAAGCACGATCAGCAGCATTACTTTGAAACATTCCACCAATTACGGCAGAACCTATAGCAGCCCATGGCATATTACTCTCCTTTGGCGATCAACACTTCGTCGATCTTGTCAATGTTTTTCTCGTCCGTTGCGTGAATGCAGTACCAGATACAATCTTCTAGTGCTTTTACGCTATGGTGTTTGTTAGCCTCTATGTTAATACAGGCGGGTGCTTTATACTCTTTAATCTCATCATCCACTTTAACCAACACACGTCCCTTAGCCAGTATTGACATATGGGAGTAAGAGTGCTTGTGTTGCATCAAGAAGGTATCGTAAGGGATAAATGTTTCCTTAGCGTATAAACCATCAGAGAAGTGGTGGTTAATTTCTATTTCCATCAAACAAGTGCTCCGTCTCTAATCTGTTCCATTCTGTGTCCATTTATCTAGAGGGCATTTAGCACTAGCTAGCCAAGCTTTAGCCTGCACTAAGCAACCACACTGGTCGCAAAGAAAACCAACCAAATGCTCGCACTCATAACAAGTCTTAACACGCGCCTGTCTTTGGTCTGCCTTGGCAACCATGTTCAACGGGAAAAAGGTTCCATTTGGCGTTGGAAACTTATCAAACAACTGGGCCACGGCGATCTCCAGTGTCAATCCATGTTACATAAGAATTACCTGTCAATGCTTTACCAGCCGCACCACCAGCCCAACCAGCGTTTGCGCCTGCACTGCCCCATACTCCACCAGCGCCTGATGGGGAATTTAACACACCGCAAGCACCGTCTTGTTTACCACTACCGGGGATACTATAAAGAGAGCCAGATAAACTAGATGGGTAACCATCACCTGTCCTTACTCCGTTACTAGCCCCACCCAAAGATTGAGTCAAACCTGAAGCACCGGCACCACCAGCAGTTGTCAGTACCGTGCCACACCAACCAAAGCCCGGCGAACTACTACCACCTCCACCGCCGCCAGCTATGGTGCCTGAGTTGTTGTTAATTGATACATACGAACTAATTAGCATGCCATTTCCGCCCGCCTCTGCGTTATTTGAGCCAGCAGCGCCTCCTCGACCACCCATGCCAACAATTATCCCATTGTTAATAAACAGAACGCCGTTGGGGAATGATCCATTTATGGTCAAAGCCGCAGTGCTGGTTGTGTTTGAACTAATGATTGCAGAGTTAGTTACAACCAAATAATCAGTACCGTCCCAACCAGCATTTAAGGCAAGGGTTCGTAAGTCTTGTGGTGTCGAGTAGTTAGACGAAATGGTGAACGAAAACTGAGCGGTAGTACCATAAAATTGACTTAGGGAAATAACACCGGACGTTGGGACACCTGTGTTATTACTTGTAACGTAAGCGCCATTGCGATAATACTCACTTAGGCTGATGGGATTACTTCCACCAAACTCAGTCTGTAAGTTTGCTAGGCTAATTTGCCCTGACCCTTGTAAAGCCATTATACACTCCCGTAAGCAGTGATGTTACCTTCTGTAATCAAGTTGCCTGAGCTATCCAAACGCATGACGTTGTTACCGTTATACATAAAGTAAACATAAGCACCACTTGCGTAAATCTGCCACAAACCTGAAGTTACTTGGGTTGCTGTAGCTGCATTACCTGTCGTGTTCTGGTTACCTACTGTGTTAACACCCGGCAGGTTAATGTTGGCTGAACCATCAAAAGACACACCACCAATGGTGCGAGCAGTAGCCAGTTTAGTAGCAGTCCCCGCATTACCTGATGTATTACCAGTTACGTTACCTGTTAAAGGGCCGTTAAAAGTACCCGTTACCGTCTTGTTGGTTAACGTAGCCGTAGCAGTACGTTCATTGGTAATACCGTTGGTAACAGCAGTGTCGACAAAAGCAGTCGTAGCCACTTGAGTTGAAACAGTCCCTGCTGTTGCTGTAGGCGCTAGAGGAGTGCCAGTTAGTGTAGGGCTAAGTGTGTCTGCCTTACTGTTAACTGCTGTCTGGATTGCACTGAACTCATCGTCAATCTCAGCACCCTTAACAATCTTATTTGGGTCGCCAGAAAGAAGTGCATCCTTACTAGCGAAGTTTGTAGCTTTTACATATTGAGCCATTTAGCTTGTCCTTCCGGTTTTGATGAAAGCGTCTATCTTTTGTACTGATAACTCTGAACCATTTACATCAGCCTCAAAGCCAATCTGTAAGGCAGTACCATTACCACCAACGCTACTTTTAATTTTATCTAACACAACGCCTTTAGAGAACTCACTGTAATACAAGATTGTAAAAGTGTCTCGCCAAGTTTCTGTTACATCCTGCCAAGTAGTCCCATCCCACTGGAACACTTTCTTTAAGTCCGGGTCTGGGACTACTTCTTCTAAATAGCCACCTATCATGTAAGCATCGCCAATAACAGGAGAAACTGGTAAGGAAGCAAACGAAGAGACAATACCTTTAAACTCAGAGTAAACAGGATAGGTAGATACCCCGTACTCATAGACGTTACCCACTTGAACAATGAAGGGGTATGAACGGTATGCTGCTGAATAGTCAACGCCAACTTTAATCGTAAACTGTTGGTTAGAACCGCCAAGGACAGTAACACCAATCTGCTTTAGGATTTTAGTTACCGTAGGGCTACCAAAGTCAACATAGTGGGAGAAGTAACGGAGGCGATACTTTGTGCCATTGTCACTGTAACCCGCATACTTACCAATACCATTCTCTTTACCAACAAAGATGTCCCTGTTGCGAAGACGTAGGAATGAATAAGCTAAATACTCATACCAGACAGTGATACGAGCAGAGCCATCCTCAAGCGCACTTCGCATATCCAGAACATAAACAGTCTTGGTTGATGGGAAGGAGATTAGGTAGAAGGCGTTAACCTCTGAGTATACAGAGCCTACGTGGTCAAGCGACCCATAGTTAGCAATCTCAGCAGAAACATCCTTCAAGAAGTCATCGCGTACATTCTTTGTTAAATCCCGCATGGGCAGAGACTTCTCTTGAATAACACGACCTAAACTGCGGATGCCAGTGTCAGAGAGGAAGATTAAGTCACTACCTGTATTCTGTACGCTCTTGTGAGAAATACAGCCTACACCAACGATAACGTCTTGCAATGCAAAGTTAACACCAATCGGGTTATCAGCACCACCATAGATTACAATGTTGTGCTTACAGAAGATGATTAAGAAGTTATTATGAGCTGCTACCGCCTCAATGTCATCCGTGTTATCTGGTAGCACCGCAGCGATATTAAGAGTACCACTTGTACCGCCACTGAAGGAGGGGAAAGCAGCATCGGCAATGTCAGTAGACCAGTAAACCGTATCCTTAGTGAACGCCCAATAACGACCCCACGCAGAGATAACACCATGTGGGAAGGATGTACCATAGTTCTGAGCCAACCCTGTAAAGTCAGTCATCGTCTGCAACACAGGGGTTGAGGCTGCGTTATACACTAGAGGCTCATGTCCGCTTTGTGTTAAGATTGACGTATCCAGCAGCGTAGCCCCAGACCAATCATTATCTGTGATGGTGTAGAGGGCTGGAGTAATATCTGTTAAGTCTTCGCCTACACCGCCTGAGAATACCTTATGATTCCCTGCTGACAGAATTTCCAAACTATCATCGGCATTGACATGCTCTAACATGAATCGGATGTGGTCACCATCCAGAGCCGTAGCACCGTTAGTGGTCTGCATTACCCACCCTTTACGAGCACCTAACCGACCATACTTGTCAATAACAACGTTGTCTGTCAGTTGGGCGAAGTTAGGAGATAACGTGACACCACTTTCCTGTGTGTTTAAGCCGAAGAAGCCGGGAGCAACAATGGAAAGAGTTTCAAGTTGT